TCTGATATTAATCTAAAGTGAGCTATTTCATAGTTTTCGAAATAATCATCACGATTTGTATTTGTAGCGTATCCGTATGCTTGATTTAAATTAATTTTAAAACGTACATATGATGGATTAGCAGGATTAGATCCTTCTTCACGTTGAACATCATATACAGAGAATGGTAATGCATTATATACACCGAATTTTTCTGCTATGTCTAAATGTAGATAAAAATCTCCATATTTACACATTGTTCTAATCCATGACCAAAGATTAAATTCTACGTTTAATACTTCATAAAATAGATTATAAAGTACACGTTGTGTTTTCTCGTTTGAGGATTTAATATGTAGTACTTCACCCTGCTCGTTTTTTAGAGTAGCCTCATCAGCTATAATATCTAATGCAGAAGCAATGATAGCATCTGTATCCATTGCTTCGTAATCCGTGTAAAGTGAAGTACGTAATGTCTGATAGTTCATTAATGGAGTATATGCTAGTTTTGAATTACCAGCATGGATTCGATTGAATCTATCTATTAATGAATTGGTTTGTATGTTACCGTATGTTTGTAAACGATCAACATCAATTGTGCGTAACTGATTTCCTCCTACGTTTCTGATAATTACATCAGTAGAGAATAATCTTCTTAGTCGTCCGAATAGACTAGTATCTATTGCCATATTATTTTTATATTACTCAATATGTATTATATGTTATAAATATTAAACATAATAAGGAACATTACATTAGCCAATTTAGATCGTGGGTGTTTCCATGTCCATCCTTCATTTGCCAAGGATTCTGTTCCATATATGTTCCTGAACTAATACCTGATGATGCTATATTAATATTGCTTAATGTTGCTCTAGTCATATCCATACCATTTTGGTGGTAAACTAATGCTGTATCTCTAATATATAATCCAAAAGATAATGCCATTACCAAGTCATCATTATACCCACCTTGTGCTTGTGCTTTACCATGATGCCAAATAAATGTTCTTAATTCTTCTAACATACGTTTAGAGTGGAATATAAATTCTTTACCACGTAATGAAGATTCTAATTTAGAAATAAATAATGGACGTGTTGTTTGCTTATTTGTTATACCTGGGATTGTTTGGTCTTTTTCCATTTTATATACAAAATTATCAATTGACATATCACCACCTTTAGGTGAATAATATAAATTTGGATACCCACGTTCAGTAATTGAATTGATAACATCCCACCCCATATTTGCATTCTCAACTACTAATAATGCTGAATTATATTCAGTAGCTGCAGTGATTAGATTATTTGCGAATTCACGTGTGCCAATTTTAGATTTAAATTCAGCTACTTGTCTATATGATTTAGTTGCTAAAACGTGAAATGTTGAATAATCACTTCCATCACCACGAGCAACGTCAGCACTTACTACATATGTTTCAGATGGATCCGGGTATTCCCATATCCAATAATCTCCAGCCATACCGCGTCTTTCAACAGGATCTATTACATGGTTTTTTTCATAATATTCTAAAATATCATTTGTAACAACATTATTACCTGAAGCTAAAAAGTCACATTCATATTCTTGAGCAATTTCTTGAGCCCCCATATTGGCCTGTTCATTTTCAAACCACTGAGCATCACGTTCAGGATGTACATCCCAAGGTAATCTAATTGGTAAAAATGAATTTTCTGAATTTAAAGCACCTACCCAAGTTTTATGGAACCAATTACCAATACCATTTGGTGATGATAATGCTATACATCCACCACCAGCTGAAATTGTAGGTTTAATTGCGGTATATATTCGATCAATCCCATCAATAAAGGCAGCCTCATCAATTAATAATAATGATACAGCATATGAACGACCAGCATCTGAAGCAGCGGATGATGCTACAATTTGGGATCCATTAGATAATTTTAATGATAATTTGTTATTTGAATCGGGTTTTTCTTTACCTCTAAGCCAAGCTGGTAATTGTTGGTACATAAATTGTACCTTATCTACCATGTTTACAGCTGTTGATTGCTTAGTTGCAATGCATAATACAGTTTTATCTTTATGGAATAACATTGTCCATAATGAAAAACCAGCAGCTAATGTTGATATACCTAATTGACGTGATTTGTTAATGATTGTATAGTCATTTTTTAACCACAATTTCAATACTTGTTCCTGAAATGGATATAGATTAAAATTTACACGCCCCCTTGTTGGGTGTTGTACCATGCAGTACTTGCGCATAAAGTGGATAGGATCTGTTAAACATTTAACATACTCCTGCCGCATTATATCCTTTATACTTTGTTCGCTCATTTAACCCAGTTTTCTAATGCTTTCAGATACCCATCACCCATATGGTCTTTTATATTCTTGCCTGAAAATAGTGATTTTAGGTATAACCAAAGGGCACTTAATGATGTATCTCTTTTTAATTTATTACCATTATTATCTAATCTTACTTGATAGTTAACGTGATAAAATCTAATATATGGTGTATGTGTTACTAAATCATTATTATGTACTATTCGTAAAGTATCTATTTCACTTTTATCATAGTTTTCTTTAAATACTTTGTTACCTACTCTTGGGCTGCCAATAGTTGTTGATCTAACATTATAGTGAGGATAGTGTTTCTTTATTGAATAAGCATAAAGTGTTGCTACTGCCCCACCTAAACTATGTCCACAAACTATAATATCGGTAGCTTCACCTTGTAAGTTTTCTAATGCAGTATCGATTGCATCATAAGTATCTCCTAATACCGATTCCCAGCAATATTTAAATCCAATGTGTACTTTTTCACCATCTTCTATAAATGGTACTTTATCGATTGAAGCATCGTTTTGAAAGTCCTTCTTTGATTCACTACCTCTCCATACAACATAGATTGATTTACCCTTTGTTGCTATGAATCCTTGTGTATCTGATTTTTTATTTTCAATCCATTTTACTAATGATAGTTCATACTCATCCCAATTTATTTGGTCTTTATTTGAGTAAGCTAACACTGCTAATTTTGCATTATATAGTGCTTCGTTTCTTGTCATAATTGTGTTTTGTATATAAATATATAAGAAAAGAAAAGTCCGCTAAAAGCGGACTCTCTAAATAAACAAACATTATTATGAAAAATTTTATATTTCTTCTTCTTCAGAACCAACTAATGCAGCTGCATCTCTAGTTTCTTTATCTGATATTTTTGGTATACCATATTTCTTTTTAGTAATACGGAATTTTTTAGCTAATTCTAAAGTAACTGGATCTTGTGTTTGGATCATTCCATCAGCATATTGTTGAGCAATTTCTTGTCCTAATGCATCATCATTAGCTACCATTTTCTGCATTTTATCAACATATTGTTGTTTTGCATCTGCATTATCGGCTTTACGATATGCTTCACGAGCACGTTTGTAATCTAATGTTTTAGCAGCCAATTCAGCTCTATCAGCAGGTAACTGATAATCTGGATTAGCTTGACTAGCAGCAGTATACTCAATATCACGACCAAATTTTGAGCCGCGGTCTTGAGATGGGGTAACCACACCAGTTGCTTTTTCAAATCCTGTTGACACGTCTTTTTGTGAGGCACTGAATGGCAGTTCATCATATGTTATTTTTTTCTTTCCAATTGCACCTATTACTAATGGACGAATAAAAGATTGCTGTGAAGCATATTGACGGTCAGGGTTAGTTTCGTTATGTATACGTAAAATATCTGTTGCTGTTAATGCTTCTCCTTTATCTTTTAATACTTTAACTATATCAACTAAACTTCTAAATTCTGCTTTAGATAACTTACCTTGTACACTTTCTAATTCACCACGAAAATCTGGTTTTAGTGAATATTTTACTTCAGCAGCACGAGCCATTTCTTTTAACTTTTTACCATCTGCTGTTTCAATCCCAACTACATCAGAATTATTTCGAATAGCACTCAATTCATTAGGATTTTGATATGATATAGCTTCTCTACCTTTTTTTGTTGTAACAAATGCAGTATTATCTTCACCTAAAATTTCCTCACGAACTATTTTATTAATTATTTCTTTTAATTTATCTTCCATTATTTTGTTTTTTGAATAGAAATTGTCTATTATAAATATTATTATTTTTTTAATTCATTTAATATAGTAGCAATTCTCTCATCAGTACTACCTTTAATCTCAACTACACGTTTTGGTTTATATATATTTAAAAACCACTTAATAGATTTATCTATCCTATCCCGATATTCAGGATCAGTTTCTCTAACACCATTATTTTCTATATCTACACCTTCGGGCGATACATAAAAAATAATATCGTATTGCTTAGCCAACAACATAGCCGCGTCAAATAATATCTCTTTTTCATTAGATTTAATCGACTTAGCCTCTTTAGTAAATGCACAAACATCATATACTGTTCTGTCAGTTAATAGATTATCA